TAAGTCAAATAGATACTCTTACTGCATTCTTCATGGAAGTTTTCCTAGATAGTCAGCCGCTTTTCCCTGTAGTATCTCCCACTGGTAAAGAACATGAAGCTGCACAGCTAGAAGCTCTTATTGATGACCATGCTGTTCGTGGACGTTGGCCGCGGCAACTTCTTCTCTTTCTTAACAATGCAGCAAAATACAACTTCGCCCCGCTAGTAGTTGAGTGGTCACCTATTGGCCGCCTTACTATAAGTGACCTTATTACATCTTCTTCTACCTCGACACCTCCTACAATAAAGGGCTCCCAAAAAGAGATAAATCGTATTAAAGCTCTTGATCCTTATAATACTCTCTGGGATATTCATACAGAACCATCTGATATTGCAGAAGAAGGTGATTATTTTGGCTGGAATGAAGTAATCTCAAGAACTAAGCTAAAGAAACTTATTTCTGTTCTCACTCGTGCAGGCGGGGAGAATATCTTCAATGTAAAGGAGGCTTTTGAAACTTCCACTACTGGAGCAGAACAGTGGAGTTTCTATCATGAAAAGCCTCAGGTTTCCAATTATGTAGCTCCGATATCGCAAAGTCATGGAGAACTTGACTGGGTTAAATGGGCTACATTGTCCAATGTTACTAATAGACCCATTGATTATAGAAATAGTTACCTGCTTAGCCATCTATATGCAAGAATAATTCCTAGTGACCATAATCTTGCGGCCCCGGAAGAAAATACACCACAGGTATGGAAATTTATTGCAGTTAATAATAGCACTTTGATAAGTGCAAAGAAGATAATAAGTCCTCTTGATATGATTCCTGGTCTGATAGGACAACCGCAGGAAGATGGCTTCTCTATCCAAAGCCGCAGTGTAGGAGAACAGGGAATAAGTTCTCAGAATATCATCTCTGAGCTTATCAACATTCGTCTTAATGGCTCTCGTAGAAGCCTTAGTGATCGTGCTATCTATGACCCAACTATGTTTGATCCTGCAGATATTAACAGTGTTGTTCCTGCGGCTAAGATTCCAAGCAAGCATTCCCTTCGCGGTGTGGACATTCGGCAGCATTATCTTCAGATTCCTTTCGATTCTAATGGTACAACTGGAGCTATGCAGGATGTTCAAACAATGCTTCAGCTCAGTGAATTTCTTGGCTCACTTAATTCTGCTCGTCAAGGACAGTTCCGAAAAGGGAATAGAACACGCGGCGAGTTCGACACTATCCTGAACAATAGTGAATTGCGTAGTCGTCGGGCCGCACTCATGCTCGAATACCAGGTCTTTGTTCCTCTCCGTGAATTAATCAAAGCCAATATCTTTACTAATGTCACTACCCAGGATATACTCAATCAAACTACAGGAGATATTATTAAGATTGATCCTAAAGAACTTCGTACTGCTCTGCTTTCTTTCAAACTTGCAGATGGACATACTTCAAGAGAACAATTGGCTAATGCGCCTGCATTAACTCAAGCTTTACAGGCAGTTGTAACTGTACCGGAACTTCAACAGCAATATTCTGTTCAAGCACTATTTGAAAAGTTGATGTCTGTTCTAGGCGTCAGCGACATTACAAGATTACGTCGTCAACTCCAGCAGCAAGCAGCTCCAGCACCGGGAGGACCTCAAAATGCACCAAGCGGATAGTATGCTATTCTCACGCTATCATTTTTCCGATGATGACAAGAAGAGTATTATTCATCATCTATCTGACCCTACTGTTCAATCCTACATTCGTCATATAGTTTCTGGAGAAGTTCAAGACCATCTTATTTCCCCTATAACTGCATTCATGCCCGGTGCATCTGAAGGGCAGCAACAGAGAAACCTACGCGACGATGAAATGTTTCTTCGTGGCGTAATAAGCCTGGGATTAGGTCTATTAGACATTAATTCCGCTCTACAAGAGGAGTCAATCAAATGAAGTTTCAAGTCCCAGCTATCTTCGGTGGACCTAGTCCAGCAGCCGCAGCAGAAGGTGCCACAGGGCCTGCTCCTGCTCCTGCTCCTGGTCCTACTGGTTCAACTGGAGCAGCCGCTACTGGTCCTACAGGTTCTACCGGTGCCCCGGAAAAAACCCCGAGTTCTTCTCTTGACATTTTCGCCTCAGTATTCGATAATGCTAATGCAAAATCCAATACCGCCGATGAGCATGCTGTTCCAACTGTCGGCGATATTCTTACTCCGGAAGTTCTAACGCAGGCTAGTAGCAAGATAAACTTTCAAGACTTTATCACAGAGGAGACAAAGCAAGCTTTAGCAGCTGGAGAAGACCCAAATGCAGTATTCAATGCTTTTAATGAAGTAGCTGCTGGGGCCTATCGTCAATCCTTGCAACACAGTGCCCAGCTTTCTGAGCAACTGCTAGAAGCTAAACTAGCTGAATTGAAGGCTAATCTGCACACGGATATTCAATCAAATCTAGTGCAGAATGCAATTCATGCGGATGCGGCAGCCCAGGAGAATCCTGTCATAGCTGCATCTATCAAGATAATGGCTGACAAGCTACAATCAACCTTTCCCGATGCTACGCCTGATTGGATTAACTCCCAGGCAAAGAACTGGTTTACGGAAATCTCCACAGCATTGGGAGGTTCTACTAAAATAGAACCTGGTACTACAGGACCAACCTCAAAGCCCAAAGAAACTATTGACTGGATGGAATTCGCTACGGCGAATGAGTCTAAGGAAACTTAACTTTGAGGACCTTGTAATGAACCAGAATCGCTCCATTCTTTCCGCTGCCATCGGTGCGGAATTCACCAGTGGTACCTTCAATTCTACGGGATTGTTCTATTCTTCGTTCAATCCGTCTCAGCTTAACCAACGTAGTTTTGCAGATACCATCCTTCGGCTGTTTCCTAACGGGACAGCTCCTCTCTTCGGCTTTACCGGCCGCCTGCCAAAGGCTGTTGCAAAGTCAACTACGCATGGTTACTTCACGAAGAGCATGGCATTCGTAACCATTCAGTTGAACGATGCCACGGATATGGCTGCCGGCGATACTGTCATGGTCGTGGATTCTACTGCGGGTGTTGTTCCTGGAATGACCTTCCAGACTCCGCTTCGTGAGATTATCCGCGTCGTGACTGTGGACAGTGCAACTCAGCTTACTATCAGCCGTTCCCACGGTCGTGTAGCTGCTGGAGTTATCCTGGACAACGAAATCTGCTTTGCTGTCGGTAACAGCCAGACCCAGGCTAGTAACCGGCCAGTTACGCGGACGATGGCTACCGTGTTTGTTCCGAACTATACGGTAATCATTCGGAATAGCTGGGCTATCTCCGATACTGCGTCCAAGGAGCTGGCAGAAGCTGGTTTCGTCAACATCCAGGAGACTCGTCAGGATGCTATGCTGCTCCACGCTACTGACATCGAGTCCAACCTGTTCTGGGGCCAGGCGAATGCTCCGGCTGGTACTCCGCCTATTCACGCTACTCAGGGTATTATTGATGCTGTCTATCAGTATGCCGCAGGAAACGTGAAGACGGCTGGAGCTACTACGAACTACACTCAGCTTGTATCGATGTTTGAGCCTTCCTTCGCTGTTACGTCGAACATGGCTAACAGCAAGGAAAGAATCTTCTTCGGGGATTCTACCGCCATTAAAGTCATCAACGATGTTGGTAGGCTTTCTGGCCAGGTTCAGATTGAGCTACGAGAGACCACCTTCGGATTGTCTTTCACAGCTTTCCGTTTCTACAAGGGAATGATCTTCCTCATCGAGCATCCCTTGTTCAATGGTCTCCTGCCTGCTGCGAATGCAGGTTTCGGTGTTACCGTGGAACTTGGTTCTCTTCGTGTAGCTTACCTCGGCGACAGAGATGTAAAGGTCGAGGAATACGGCGAGGGCAAGAACCAGGATAGCGGTATCGACGCAGATGGTGGCTCGTTGACCACAGAGTTTGCTACCGAGTTTAAGAATCCGGCAGCCTACGGTGTGATCAACGGTCTTACTGCTGGCGCGGCGTAAGCCCTTAGAGGGGCCTGGTTACCTTCTGTCAGGCCCCTCATCTTTTCAACAAAGGATATTCTACCATGAGTTCAGACAACTTTAATCCAAACACCTCAGCTCCTGTAGTTCCTTCCAGTCTTCCAGAAGCTCTTCGTGCTAAGTTGGAAGATGCAGGACTGAAAGAACAGGTTTCTCCTGTCAAAGGCCGCGTCGAATCTGGAATGGTAACTTCAGGAAAGACGCTTATTGCTGGGCGGCCCGTGGATGCTCCTACGGGTCCTATTGTAATAGCTCCTCCACCTCGTGCTCCTATCGAACTTCTATTCGATGATAATGATCCACCTGGAACGCGTTATTTCATGGTACGCTCTGGTGTTTGTAATATCCCAATGGAGAATGGCCAGGAGATTGAATTTATCCATGGTCTTTACAAAACGGATGATGAAGAGGAACAGGATATCCTTGATTATCTTGTCAAGCGGCGTGATGTTGTAGAGATTCTTCCTCCGAGCGAGGATAAGTAACTGCTATGCAACTCTCTACTGTCATTGAAGCTGTAATTGATGACACAGGTAAACCTCAGAAAGAGGCTTCTATTCGGCGTCGGATTAATTCCATCATCCGAATGATTTCTATTTCTGGGCATTATTGGCCTGACCGTGTAGAGACCACGCAGACCTTTTCTGCAAAAGCTACTGCGTTTTCCTTTGCTACACCAACCCGATTCCGCTCTGTTGATTATCTTACCTATTCCAACGGCCGCCACCTTGATAGAAAAGAACCCTCTTCAATTAAGCGGCTTCCAGACGGCGAGGCAGATGTTTATTACTTAGCTGGAGGAAATATTCTAGTCAAATGTGCAGAATCTACAGACACTCTTCTCTTTGGCTACTGGACTTACCCAGCTGATTTAACCAAGGATGCAGATACTAACTGGATTCTTGAACGACTTAGTACTCCTGTAATTGATTTAACTTCACAATCAATCCTTGGGATGCTAGGCTCAACTACAGAGAAGGATTTCATTGGTAGACTTGCACAGGCAGAACTTAATATCATGGTGACTGATATTCTTCGTGATGCTACATCCACGGTCATTAGTGGGAGAGCCTAGGCAATGGCAAGAGGAAATAGAGTCATCCTTGGCGCTGCTGGTAATGTAGTGCGCCGTTCATCTAGAGACAAGAGTATATTCGTACAGAATCCTGCTGCGGATAGTCCAGACTTTGCTGTTTTGGGGCCTGGTTCCGCAACTGCAATTAGTAGTATCTCGGACTTAGACCAAAAAGAGATTCAATTCTCTGCAATTGATCTTAATCCTGTGCGCTCTGTTAACCCCGCCTTTACCTTTACTCGTCTATCTGAAGCCTATTCCTTAGGACCTGACCATTATATTCATCGACAAGGTCAGGTTATACATAGTATTCCTAGATTTATGGGCACAAAAATAATTGAGAATAGATTTGCTGCTTCAGAGATGATTAATCCTACTCTCTTCCCTAGTATCTGGGCATTAGAAGGAGGAATGAGTTTTAATGGTATAGTTTCTGGTGTTGGTCCTAATGGTGAGGATGCCTATGAGTTTGAAACCACAGGTGCTTTTAATCAGACTGTACAACAATGGGTTCTATCTGTAGATAATGTACCTACTCGTATTAGTTACACAGTAAAGCTGGCCCCTGGTAGTGCGGATAAAACTGCTAATATAGGCTTTCGTCATGGGACTACCATCTATACTGCAGATCCTGCTATTCCTGACGATGGTGAATGGCATACTCGCTCACATATAGGGATGTCTAAGGGCGGTAATGGTTATCAGGGTTTCCGTATGAATTCTGCTAATACTGGATTCAAAGTTTGGATTCTTCGAATGCAGTGTGAAGTAGTTACTGATAATATGCCAGTTCATCCTTATATTAAGAATGAAAGTACTGTTCAATATCATGTAGAAACTATAAATGCTATTGAAGATGAGAATGGTAACCTTGCTCATCCTCTTGTTACTAAATACGGACTTTCCCAATTTGCTTACTATGTTGAAATTGAAAGAAATACTGCCTATAGTGTAGGAGATAAAGTAATTCCAGATGGGCTTCGTCCTTATAATGATGGCGCTAGTGGCGCACCCTATTCACAGGATTTTGTCTGGCTTGAATGTACTGTTGCGGGCACAACCCATGCTACTACTACCTTACAATCGCTTGGCTTTGCCACAGCAGTAGATACAGAAGTAGTTGATGGCACAGTTACGTGGACCGTAAGAGGGCTTTATCAGCGCTTTGGTGTTGGCTATATTAATGAGAAGTTAAAAACTAACATTCTTGGAGAGAATAGAGACTATTCTAATGTTGCATGGTGGCCGCACACAGGTACAGGTTCTATAGCAGACTCTGATGATACGTTGAATGGTGTAACTACAGCTAGTGGTATTAATTTCAAGGGAAAGGTAACAGATTCTGATGCTGCTGTAGTTTTTTCAGTAACTCAAGGAGCTACAATCTCAGGCGCTACAGAACACACAGCTTCAGTATTTGTGAAAAAAGAACAAGATACAGTACAACCCACTATTCAACTTGATTTAACTGGTGGTATTACTCCCCTAGCCGAAGGTATATCCTTAGATAAACGAACAGGTGCAGCAGCTGAGCTATCATCAGATGGTGTTTTCTACATAGAAGATTGGGGTAATTGGTGGCGAGTAATAGTATCTATTCTTAATGTGGATCATACTTTAGCCTTCTTTACCTTATGCCCTGCAGCCAGTACTGTTCTTGGTACACTTGATCCTACTGCTCAGGGTACCAGTACATTTGACTTTGCACAATTAGAAATAGGAAATGTTAAAGCTAGTACTCCTATTGAAACGTTTGGATCAACTGTTACTCGTTCCCTTGATAGTCTTACTTATGATATATCTAATGTAGATGATAGCGAAGGCCATATCAGTGTAGGCTTTAATAAACTCTATGATGGAGATTTACTTGAACTTGATGCTGTAAGACTTATAGCCAATTCTGCAAGTGCTGCTGCCTTGCGTTGGCTAGCCCCAGATAGAATGCGAATGTATAATGGTAGTGTTGGTTATAACTCTGCTGCAAATACTAATCCGGCTCCTCCTGGTATTATCTGTGGCTCTCGTTGGAGTGTAGCTAACAACGAGCAAGCTTGTGCACATTCATTTGCTATAGAATCTGCGGCTCCATCTGCCTATGCAGGAGGTTACGGTACAGGTACTTTATTAGCAGTTGGATCTACAACTACAGGAACTCTGTCTGCTATTGGTGTATATAATAATATCAATAGTTGGAAAAAGACAACAACTAAGGCAGACCTGGCAGCTAAACTCCAATTGGACTAGGGCCATGGCTAACTTTAGTGTACTAATAGCAATTGAACGAACAACACTGCAGAATATTAAGAATGCTGTTAGGCAACCTAATCCGCCTCCTGCGGCTAGGTTAGCAGCTCGTTTTCTACGTACACATATAGAAGGTTTATGGCGTACCGTAAGTGTGGGTGCAGATAATTTTGTAATCTTACATATTATTGTAAATCAAGCGGAATTGACCCGACTTGCAGGTATAGCTAAAGTTATTATTCTAGGTGGTTGGACTATTGATGGTTTACAGATAGGAACATCACGTATTGTTACGCAAGATGCATCCGGTAATCAGACTGAAACTATTGTTGGAACTCCCACATATCCTATATCCGCACGCTTAATTGACAGTATGCCTGATAAAGTACGCTTGAATTTTACGAATCATAATGTTACACGTACAAGACCTGATAAGGTAGATAATGTAAATCTCATAGCCGGTTGGATGCCACGTAGATTTTAATGTCAGCTATCCTACTGGTCTTGGTTCTAAACATAGGAGAGGGTTCGATGCCCGTAATTAAAGCTAATAATCGTAATCTGATTCGTTCTACTGTTCACTATGAAGGCTTTAGTGCTGTCCCGTATAGAGATAGTCGTGGAAATTGGACAGTTGGTTATGGAACCAATTTAGAAACAATTGAAATTAAGACTGCTACTCTTGTCTCTATTCTTAACCTTCCTTTTGAGAATAATAAGCTATCTGAAAGACAGGCCCGCCGACTAATGATTGCTAAGTACGAAGATATTCTCCGTAAGCTGTCTACTAGCTATATATGGTTCGACATTCTTTCTGAGCCCAGACAACGTTGCTTAGCTGAGATGTTCTATCAGCTTGGCACTCTTACTAAGTTCCCCAAGATGCTGCGTGCAATACGAAAAGAGGATTGGGAGCGCGCAGCAATAGAAATGGAGTGGACAGATGTTACAAAGACTAAACATTCCCTGTGGTTTCAGCAAACACCTAAGCGTGTTCGGCATTGTCAGCGTCTTATTCGTCAGCCTCGTCGTAGAGGGATGCACTACTACCCGTGATTTAGGCGCGCCTGTGGAATCAGTAGCTTCCGCTGGAATCAGCAAAGTTCATGTAGTCCCTATAATTGGCAGTGAGAAAGATAAGAAACTTGGGACTGAATATGAAGCAGTTCTTGGCAAGGAATATGACCAGTTCAAATTCCGAGCAAAGCTAGAATGCAATTCCCACAAGCCAATTGATATTAGCATCCGGGCTGATGGAGTAAAGGCCGCAGCTGCTCAAGCTAGAGCTGCTTCCGCAATAGAAGCTGTCCGAGCACAATTGACTAAGCTCGGAGAAGCTATAACTCCTGCTGCCAAGGAAGGGATTATCACACTTATCCAACAAGTTCTAGCACCTGGGAGCTAATCAATGGCCTCTAATAATGAAGACACCCTTGCTCGCAAGCTGAACGAACTAATGGCAGGTACATCAAGACGCCGCAGGATTTCTGATAATGGGGATATCAGAGTAGTCCGTCGATCTAGTCCAGGACAGTTAATCCTTGGAATCTCTGCTGCTACACTGTTAACTGCCGCAGGAACTGTCTATACATTCGGTTCAAACTCTGGGGTACTTGCAGCAGAAGTTCATCAGAATACAAGGCAACTTCTTGCAGATAGAAAACGTATGGATAAACACTCTATTAAACTTGATGCTCTTCCAAGACAGTTCATTCCACGATTGGAACTGAATACAAGGTTCAATAGTATCAGTCGTAGATTCCAAACACTAGAAAATGGACAGAAAGAAATAAAAACTATCCTTCGTGATATTGAGAGAAACATCAGGAAACCGTAATGGCAGTAACTACTCGACGAAGGTATCCATTATCCAGTGTAGAGGGAAGAGCTATTCCTACGGATGTCCTTGGTCCTGAGGCTTATATTCAGAAGAGTTTTACTACTACTCCTCCTGTAGCTGTAACTGCTCTTCCTACTGGTTCTATTGTTGCCGAGATTAGAGCGGATCAGGATTGTCTAATTAGCTTTGCGGCTCTTGCTACAGTTCCAGCAGATGCCACAGCATTAAGTGATGCTTACTTTCTTTTTGCAGGAACTACTAGGATAATAGAGATAACAGATGCTGCAAACTTCAGTGTCGTAGGAAATTCAGCTGCTGGAACCCTGAGAATGAACATAGTTAGAAAGTATGCTGCTCTTGCAATCGAGGCCCAAATAGCGCGAGGTTAGCTATCATGGCTAGACGAGGACGACCACATAAACTTACTCCTGCTAAGGCAAGAAAGATTCTTCATGATAAAAAAGTTCGCGGCCATCCATTGACTACAAAGCAACGTAAGTTCTTTGGCGCAAAGAGTAGAAAAGGAAAGTAAGATGAGTCTAGTCCGTGCTGATATAGATGTATCTAGAACTTACCTTCCCCTAGACCCAGAACAGTTCCCTGCGAATCTTCCAGAGGACTTAGCAGCTAAGTTTGAGAAAAGAACTCCTGTCTTTGCTTATGACGGCTGGAACATTCTTCCGCTTGCTACAGGTTTTACTAGCTTCTTTGGTACGAATAAGCTCTTAGGAACTGACCCGCTCGTAGATAATGTTGATGAACTATTCCTCTATAAGGCGCCACAAGGTGATAATATCCTATTTGCTCTAGCAGAAGATGGAATCTACATTCAATTCGGTGATACAACTACTCCTGTACTGACAACAACTGGTACAGGATTCACTTCTACTAGCTATGGACTTGGCTAATGCCTTTTTGCCGCCCACGCTGGACACTTGAAGATACAGCGGCTACGAAGTTTAACCAACTTCAGCCAGGGGCATTCTTTACCCTTATTGTTAATTCTGTGACTTATTATGGTATCGCTGATGCAGTAGATGTGGCGACACCAACAATAATCTTAGCCAATCTCTACAGTGATGTAGCAAGAACTGTTGAAGTAACCTCAGGTGTTCCCACTGCTGTTCCTTATTCAATTGATTTCTTTTCTGGCTGGGACCACGAAGAGCTTATTGACAATACTATAGGCAATCGTGGTACGTTCCGTAGTAATACAGTAACACTGCGAACAGACCAAGGACTATGGACTGGATTCTGGCGAGCTACTCCAGAAGCTACAGGAGAAATTGAATACCAATTCATAGGTGATTTTACTTTCTTTGCTCTTCCTGTTGTGAACGTAACTGCTGTAGACCAGAGTGCAGGTGGCACACTAGGAGCTGGAACCTATACCTATTGTATAACTGCGCTTGATGGCTCAGGAAATGAAGGCGCTGGTTCTGCTGCAGTTAGTGTTACAATAGCAGCTAATCGAATCATACGAATCTCTTGGCCTTCTGTTATTGGTGCAGCTTCCTACAACATCTATGGCCGCGGCGGTTTCCTAGCCAATGTTGTTGAACCAATAACTAGTTACGATGATGATGGCTCAGCTAGTCCTACCTCACAGCTTCCTCCACTAGTTCCTAATCCAGCTCTTGTTAGGGATCCTAATGATAATAGCACAGGAACAGATACTGGGCCACAACCTGATGATGGTTCAGGACAAACCACTGTTGGATTTGACGCCACTGGCACAGACCAGACACCTAAGACAGACCCTAATACAGGAGCTATAATATCTGAATGGGCAGGTACAGTAAGTGCTACCAATGGAGATGGTCTCTGGGACCTGCAGAATTTTAATTCTACCTCACAAGTTCTTAATGATGTAATAATTGATCCTTCTCTATTCGAGGGGACACCAACTGGAACTATAACTGTTACCTTATCTACACATGTTACAACTTCCACAGACGGATTATCCAGAGTCGTAACTTCAACTAATTCTGCTACAGGCGAGACAGCAATTACTACAATACTGATTTCAACTGGAGCCTTTACCACAGTTACTACGTTAGCAGATGGAACTTTGATAACAGATACTGGAATACTTGACCCAGCTGATATTCCTGTTGAGGGTTCAACTGTTATTACAATTACTTATGATACCTTCATAGACCTTGGAGGCGGCGTTTTCTCCGGCAGAGAGACCGTAGTGATAAATACTTTCCTTGCTACTTTCCTTGGGCAAGGAACGCCAATGCTTTATATGGTTGATAAGAATGGTAAGACATGGGAGAGTGCAGATGGCTCAGCTACTTGGACAGCTAAAAGCGGCAGTGTTCTAATTTCTGACCCAGTAACTGAGATTCCTGTTGGCTTCTATACTGGGGACTTTAAAGCCGCAAATGGTTGGTTCGTTATAAAGAATGGTAAGGAGTGGGGAACGGCAGGAGGAAATCTCTTCCATTATTCTCAGGCTATAGAAGGTCCTTATACAGCTTATGTTGATGCAGCTGTTAATGGAACAATCTCTTGGGTGAGCCCTTAGAAGCCTTTGTTCATGCTGGAGAGGTTGCATTTACTACAGAAGTTCTAGGAGCTCTTCTTGTTCGATTCTATCCATCCCTGGTAAAGATGAGAACTGATCCATTAGTTTCCTATAGTCTTATAGATGTTGACCATGCTGGAAGTGAGCGCTTTCAATCTGTAGTCCAATGGAAGATGGGGGATGGCTATGTCTATATGCTAGCAGTTAAAACCACGGCTGGTAATATACCAATGGTTATTCGCATGAAGCTTCCGGCTACTGCGGATGCTCCTCTTGGTGCTGTAGAAGAGGTCTTTGTTATTCCTAATCCTGCCTTCTCCGCAGGAAATAATTATAGTCTACTTGTTGGTCCTGGTAGACTTTCTTTGGTCTTTCAGAAAACAGATGGAAATACATGGCGGGCTGTAAGTACAAATGGAACTACTTGGACACAGACTAATCTTGGACAAACCTCTCTTTATACAGGACCAGACCAGACTCAGGCAACCGTTTTAGGCCAAGACTTCTGGATTCCTGGTATAGGCTTTGTCTGTGCACTTGGAACAGCTGCCTTCTTTTCTGCTGATGGTGTTACATGGAATCAGGTAGCCTTTGCTATACCTCAGAAGTTTCATGATTCAGAAGATTTACTTGGTCCACGTGCTGCAGTTACAGTACCTGCGGCTGATGGGACTAACTTAATGTGGATAGGTAAGAATGGAACTACTACAGTTTTGGACTATGGTTTTAATCTAGTTCGTAATGGTGACCTTACTCCGGTTACAGAAGCTGAACAAGATAAACTCCGTAGTTCTACAACTGGAATATCCGGGGCTGCGGGTGGCCGTCCAGGCTTCAATCCTAATATTACAATTCTCTTAGCTAAAGCTCCATTGGCTAGACCACCTTTGCCGCCTACGCCGCCCTTGGCTAGCAAAACACGTTTTGGTCTATCTACTTCTAGTGGCTTCAGCCGTAGTTCTACAGGAAATAGAAACAGTAGAGTTAGCAACTTTGGTGGTGCTACTCTAGGAGCATTTTCACAGGGGTATACTAATCAACTCATTCGTCAGTTAGTAACTCCGTCACACAGGGACCCTGTAACTGTATCTCTTGGTATCCCTTCCTCACCGCCTATTGTTACATAGGATATTATAGATGGCTTGGACAAATATCTTTCCAATAGTTCCTCCGCCAGCAGGGCAGAAGAATAACTATACGAAAGCTATTGTTCAGAATAAGCTCTATATCTTCCAGCAAGGATTGACTGGACTTGTCTACATTGATCTAACTGTTCCTGGCGTTGTTACTCCGACTTTGCAGGTTCCTACTTTTATTAACATGTCTGGCCTTCAGGGAATTGTGGCTGCTCGGGGCCGCATAGCCTACTGGGATGATGCCAATGCGATAGGCTGGGGAGATATTGACAATCTTACTGACTTCCAACCTTCTCTTGAGACTCGTGCTAATACTGTAAAGGTTGATTCTCTCAAAGGAAACATCGTCCATTGTGAATTTACTGATGATGGTTTCATAGTCTATACTACCTCGAATATAGTCCAGGCTCGATTCACTCCGAATAATGCACAAAATATCTTCTCCTTTGATGAGATAGGAGAGAATATTGGTATCTTTAGCAAGAATCAGGTAAGTCGTGGCGAGGAAGGAACACAGTATGCGTTTACAAATACTGGTCTAGTTCAAGTTAAAACTACTTCAACGTTAACTTCTAGCACTAGTGTAAAACCTATTGCTCCTGATATATCTGATTATATAACCTCCTTTGAGCAGCCTCCTAGATTGAGCTACCATCTTGATCGTTTCCTAGTCATTAGTCTTCCTACAGAACAGGTTAACTTTGCTCGCACAGTTCGTATGCGAAATTATCTTGATGCTATTACTTACTTCCGAGATAGAAGTCCCTTTAATAATTTCCTTCTCCGTCCTGATTTATTTGCATCAAGAGCTCTTGTAGATGATGGCCTTGATTTCTCTGATGGTGCGCCTATTTCTTGTGAGCCTTCTGTTCCACCTGCTTGTAATACGCATGTTCTATGGGGAATGCCTACTGTGCAGTTCCCACAGCTTGAGCTAGAGGCCACAAGTTGGACAGCACTAGACCTTGTTACATCATTGAGTAGTACAGATGACCAGCTTCCAGACTCTATCAAGACTGTTCCTGTCCAAGGTTCAGGAGATGATGCAGAACTTAATCTAGAGCCTACAACTCAGCCCTTCTATACTTTCTCTACTAAGACTTTCGATGATTGGAAGGGACAGTTTGGATTAAAGACTGTTACTCGTTATGCTTTCGACCCTCTTCCTTTGCTTATGTATCAAGCTTATATCTGGCAAGCTGATGATGCAGCTAATTTTCTTGAGGCAGCAAAGTTCAAGGATGTAACCTTTACCTTGAAGACTATGCAACATGCTGTATCGAATGCGGCCTCAGATATTATAGTAGTTTCTGATACTGGACCTGTTATTGATCCTAATGTAACCAAAGATGATATTACAACTAGCTATGTAGGAACTCGAACAGAGTCCAATGGAATAATCCGCTTTACTAATCAGAGAACTATAACTACAGATGTTCTATCCGCAGGCACTAGACAGATAAAGGTTGAACAATATTGGAAAGAATATCTTAAAGATCCGGATACTATTAATGTAGGAATAGAGGGAACCCCTGGAATTCTAGATGGTACAATCCAATCAACTACTAGTGCGGATTTTGATATAGTGCCAGATACTGGTACGATGGGACTTCCTTATCTGGTTCCTACTGTGGGTGACTTTTGGGATAATGATACTATCTTCAAAACTCAGTTTCTAGCAGACCTTGATAGAACAGATATTCGACAAGTTAATTCAATGGCTCCAGTAGTCCCTGTCACAGGTCTTGAGGAATTATGGTCTACAGCAAGAACTATTGTAGCCCAGACTGATAGATGTACCTATGCTAATATTCGCTCCTTCTTGAAGAATCGAGCAGTAAGTGATGATGCAGTTAATCTTAGAAAGCATGTGGAAGTTACTGATAGATATAAATTCAAAGGACTTGATGGCAGTGGGAATAGTCTTTATTATCTTGAGCGAACTAGTGTCTATGATATTAATTATGGGGCCGCACTAGAGAGCTTACACAATGACCTTCTCACCTTGCCTGGGCCAGATATTCCATTGATGCGAGAAGTAGAACCTGTTCCTCTAGCTACGATTACAGGGAAGGGAAATCCTAGTACAGTTCTTGAGGAATACTATCAGGTAAGTGTAGCTACTGGAGTTGATCTAATTGAAGTCTATAGGGATCGTGGATGGACTGTAGCAGGGCCGCCTCCAGCAACTCCTTTTTCCAAGGCTGTTCCACAGGTAGCCACGCCGCCTGTAGGAGATATAGTTAATGGAACTGATCCTTCTACACTATTTGATGATTTCTATTCTTCGCAGACAATCTGTGGTGAGGCTCCAGTCTTTCGTGTAGTTCCGTATGATATTCCTGAGCCTGTTCCTGTTGATTCACCGAGAGCTCCTGACATTGTTCTTCCTGAAACTATTGTTCTTGATCAGGAAGGTGTGCCTGGAGCGCTATTCCCAACATATCAGCGCGGTTTAATCTTTGATAGGCAGTTAAAGAAATGGGGTACAGCTAATCTCCCCTATAAGATATTCTTTGATATTAGCCCAATCAATGAGGTAGTCTACGACCCAAGTGTAGGCACAGCAACTACTAGATTCACCTTTGATAATTTCCTGCGTAGACTTGGCGCACTTCTTGACAATGGTATGGTAACTCTATTCGATGATAGCCCTGATGATAGTTATAT